GACACGGGCGACCCCGGCAAGTGGGTCATGACCATCAAACTGTCCCCCGGCTCGCAGCTCGCCGGCTGGTCCCGCTGGGACGCCGCCGTGTGGGACTACTCGCCCTGGGACCTCTGGCAGTAGGAGCCGACCATGCCGATCCTCGTCCCCACCACCGGCACCGTCATCGCCTCCACCTGGGGCAAGTCCGTGGCCGACGCCCTCAACTCCCTGACGACCCTGTCGGCCACCCCGCCGGCGTCGCCCGTCGATGGCCAGTACTGGGCCATGTCACCCGCCGCGGGGATCCTCTGGCTGTTCCGGTACAACGCGACCGGCGGCACCCACAAATGGGAGTTCGCCGGCGGCTCACCCCTCATCGGATTCGACGCCACCAGCGGCTCCCCCGCGTCCGGGTCCTGGGCCCTCGGGTCGCCCTCGCTCGTCGTGGCCCGCGCCGGGATCTATACGGGGTCATGTGTGTGCGAGGCCTCCGCTCCTAGCGCGATGCGCATATGGATGGGGATCACGTCGGGGGCGGCCGCCTCGCCCTTCACCTCGCAGGGCCCGACCGTCGCGGCGAGCTCGTTCGTCTCGCTGGTCGCGCCCGAACGTGAGACCACCGTGACCGCTGGCGCCACGATCTCCGCCACCTACACCGCCAGCGCCCCCGGCGGATCGGTCGCCGGCCGCCAGATCCGCGTGGTCCCCCGCGCTGTGAGCTAGATGGATGCCGCCGGTGTCGCCGCCGTCGGGATCCTCGCCCTGGCCGTGGTGCTCGCCGCCGCGCTCATCGCCCACCGTCGCGGCGGCCTGCACCTCGACGTGCGAATCTGGTGGGGCAACGGCCGAGGCCACGACCCCGAGCCGGATCAGTAGCTACTGACCTACTGAGGTACTGACCATGCGTGAACTGGTCTGGTTCCCCCTGCTGGACGACTACCCGACGACCTCCGGGTACGGGCAACGGGTCGACCCGATCACCGGCGCCCCCGGTGGGTGGCACCGGGGCGTCGACTACGGCGCCCCCCACGGCGCCCCCGTCATCGCCCCCTGGGACGGCGTCGTGACCACCGGCTACGAGGCCGGCGGCGCCGGAAACTGGGCGTGGGTGGTGGACGGTCCGAACATGTTCAAGTCGTTCCACCACGCCTCCCACGCCGTGTACTCCGGGTGGGTGGCGGCCGGCACGGTGATCGCCTACATCGACTCGACCGGCTCGAGCACCGGGAGCCACGCCCACCTCGAGCTGTGGGACAACGGCGTGAACATTGACCCGACCGGGTACTTCGACCGCGCCCCTCTGTACCGGGAGGACGAAATGACCGACGACGACTGGGCCCGCATGCAGCAGATCGTGTCCTCGGCGATCAACGAGGCCATGAAGCTCTCCTACACCGGCGCCCGCGCCCTCGCCTGTGACGGCGAGGACGGCGTCTACGAGATCGTCATCCACGACGGTCAGGTGTGCCGCCGGCACATCCCCACCCCCGACCAGGTCAAGATGCTGCAGTGGGTCGACCACCTCGCCGGCACCGGCGACGGCTCCACACGGCGCATCACCGACCCGGCCATGCGCCAGGCGTTCCTCGCGCTACCCGTCGTCTAACGGGACCGGCCAGGCGAGGTCCTTACGGATCACCACGACCTCCCCGCCGGCGCCAAGAGACGTGTCGAGGGCGTCGGCCAGGGCGGCCACGAGGGCGCCGAGGGACACCGGGTTGCCGACCAGGGTCACCAGGTGTTGCCCGCCCCGCCCCTCGACGGTGAGCTGCACCTGTTCGCCGAGCTGCGAGTAGACGCCGGACACGACCTGCGGTAGCCCGTCGATCACCGCCACCATCGGCTGCAGGCGGTTGTCACCCACCGGAGGATCCCCCGCGCTCGTCACCCGTGCCCTGACCCGGGATGACGAGGGTCGACCGGTGGGTCTCGGCCCGGCCGGCGTCTACGAGAACGTTGTGCAGACCGAGGAACAGGCCGTGTAGCTGGTCGCCGGTGCCGACGAACGTCAAGAGGGTCGCGTAGCGGTCGTCGATCAGGGCGACGTGATAGCGGTCCTCGGTCTCGTCGCCGACCGGGTTGACCTCCAGCGAATAGGACCGGTCGTCGAAACCGATGACGAAGTGACCGATGTGTGCCATCCCCCCAGGGTATCAGTAGGTCAGTAGGTCAGTAGGTACTGCAGTAGCGTCGGGTCATGACCACCATTGTCTGTGCCAACGTGAAGGGCGGCGTGGGGAAGACCACGACCGCCGTCCAGCTCGCCCTGCACGCCGCCGCCATCGGCCGGCGCACCCTGCTCATCGACGCCGATCCGGGCCGGTCGGCCCTGTCGTGGGCGACCCGGGCCGAGTCGTGGCCACATGACCGGGCACCGGTGATCGCCCACCACCAGCCCGATCTGCCCCGGCGCCTGGCCGGCCTGGCCATCGGGTTCGACTTGGTCGTGATCGACACACCCCACGACCCGACCGGGGGCGGGCAGGTGGGCCCGATGCTGGCCTCGGCCCTGGCGGTGGCCGACCTGCTCGTGGTGCCCACCTCCCCGGCCCCCGCCGATCTTGACCGATTGGAGGATCTCCTCGCCGCCATCGAACGCGAGCAGGCCCGCCGCGACCTCGACTGGCTGGTCGCCCTCGTCCGGGTCGACCTGCGCCGTAAGACCATCTCGCACGAGGTCGTCGAGGCCATGATCAGCCGGGACCTGCCGATTCTGCCGATCGCCACGCACCTCGACCCCGATGGCCAGTACGTGGCCACCTCGACGTGGGTGCCCGAGCGGGCCGCCGTCGAGGACGCGTTCGGTACCGACCAGCTCCTCGTCGAGTACTCCGGGCTCGTGTCCGCCGTCCTGGCCCGCGCCGCCGGCGCGACCGGCGCCGCGATGGGGGTGGGGGCATGAGCCGGGGGAAGCGCACCGAGGCCCTGGCCCGCCCGGCCATGCCCGCGGCCCCGACGCCCATGGCCCGGCCCGCCCGGCAAACGCGCCGGTTCACGATCGACCTCCCGGTGAGTGATCACCAATTGCTACGCCAGTGGTCGGTCGAGGCCGAGGTGCCCGCCTCGCTAATCGTGCTCGCGCTGCTCGAGCTCGCCGACAATGACCCCACGATCCGGCTCCGGGCGACGGCCACGGCGGTCGAACTCATGTCCGCTCGACGGTCAGTAGGTCAGTAGGTACTGACCTACTGACCTAGCCGCCGGGGGCGTGACGCCGGTGTCAGATGAGGTGCAGATGCCCATGAACCAGCACACCTGTTCGTCGGCGCCGCGCCCCCGGTGTGCCCAGGTCAACCAGTATATGTGCTGCTCAGAGGCCATGTCGGGGGTCGCGTCATAACCTAGATTATGGGCGGAAAAGCACACTCCCCAACCTGCAGGAACCCTGAAGGGTCCTGTCCCGGCACCGTGCGTCGACACGCAACTACCGTGCAAGAATGACACCAAATACGCGAAACGGCCCGCTGACCAGAGGAGAGGTACATCCCCAGTCGGCGGGCCGAATCCAGAACAGTCCCAGCAACCCTTCGCCAAGGAAAGCAGGTGACCGTCGTGCATTCTACGCGATCGGATCATGAGCCGACCACCGGGCCGGCGGTGGAATCCGCCACCCAGCTCACCCTCGCCACCCCCAACCACGCCGCCGTGCAACACCGCATGCGCGACCTGCTCGCCGCCGTCGAGGCCGAGCACAGCGCGCGGCACGTCGCGGCGATGACATGGCTCGCCCTGTACGCCGACCGGGCCGGCGTGGCACGCATCTCCCTCGCCCAGCTCGCCCGCGACCGGGGGTGGGACAAGTCGAACCTGTGCCGCGACGTGCGTGCGCTCGTCGCCGGTGGCCATGTGATCCGCCGCCCCAACCCGGCCCGACAGGGTCACTACCTCTACGTGATCCCGGCCATGGAGTCGCCCGTCCGCAGCCTCTAGGGGGTGGTCACCCTGACCACTGGGGGGTGGTCACCCTGACCACTGGGGGGTGGTCACCGTGACCACCCCATAGAGAGACCACTACAGAGACCACTACAGAGAGGCGCCTCGCCCTCCGGGCTCGGGAGGCCCGCACGACTTCGTCGCACGTGCCGCCGTGTGCTGACGCACGCGTTTCTGTTCGCGCGTGGGCGTTCGGAAAACCCGCGCGCGTATACGGGGAACGCTTGTTCTGCGTGAGGCACCAGTGGATACGATGCGCAGCGTGGTCGAGCAGCCCAGGCTCATCCCGCCGCCGGAGCGGGCGCTGAAGTCGGCCCGGGACGCGGTGCGTCGGGCCCGGGAGGCCGCGGGCGACGGCAAGCCGCCGAAGTGGCAGCGGCCGTGGTGGGATCCCCCATCCGTGTCAGACCCCCCGGGTACTGTCGAGGAGGTGCCTCGCGGTCGACTCGCCGCCGATCCCCAACCGCATGGCACCCGGGCGCGGTACAACTACCGCCAGAACCCGTGCCGGTGCGTGCTGTGCCGCACGGCGAACGCCCGCTACCAGGCCGCCTACCGCGGTCGGGTCCGGGCCGAGGACCGATCCGCGTCGGCCCCGCCCGGGCCCGGCCCGGCCACCCTCGTGCGGTGATGAGCGGGTACCTCGCCGCCACCGTGGCCGCCGCCGCGCTGGTGGCCCGCTTCCCCATGGCACTAGCAAAGGCCGCGCGGTTCGACGAGGACACCAGTCGACTCGCCGCACAGGCCGGCGCCACCGAGGCCGCGGTCGTCGTCGAGCTGGCGCGCCGTGCCGCGGTCCATCCCGAGGCGGACCTCGAGGACCTGGTGGTCGTGCTCGGCGCCGCCATCGCCGAGGGATCGTGGCCGTGAAGGCCTACGACGAGGGCGAGCACCGGGCCATGTCGGCCCGCCTCAAGGCCGAGGTGGTCGCCTGCTGGCGGTGTAGTTCGCGGGCGACAACTGTCGACCACTGTCCCCCACTGTCCCGTCACTTGCACCGCGCCGGCACCCGATGCTGCGAGCTGCGACCGGCGTGCGCCCGCTGCAACTACTCGACCGGCTCCCGCCTCGCCCGCCGGGCCCGCCGGCCCTCGCCCACCTCGAGGTACTGGTGAAGTCCGATCCGTTCGAGTCCCTGCAGGCCCGGCCCGAGTTCGTCGAGTCGTTGCGCGTCATGGTCCCGCTGTACATCCACCAGTGGCGGAACGCGCCGTGGCCCCAACGCCGGGCCCGGGCCGAGTGGTGCGCATCGGTGGTGGCGACGCACGGCGACCAGATCCTCTACCGGGCCAAGGGCAAGCGCGGCCACTGGTCCAAGGGCACCGACCCCAAGGTCTGGATCGAGGGCTCGCCCGGGACCGCGGCCGCGTTCGCCGCCCTGGCCGAGGGCATCGCCCTGTTGGCCATCACCGCCGAGGGCGGGTGCGAGGTGTTCGGGATGCACTTCTGAATGAGCGTCCCACTCAACACCAGCCCCGAGGCCCTGGCTCGCATGCGCTCGAACCTGCAGCTCCTCGGCGACCCCGTGCAATTCGCCCGCCGGTACGTGCGCGCCCGTGGCTACCACCAGCGGGCCCGGGACTTCGACGACGTGCTGGGCGTGGCCGTCGACTGCTGCGTCAAGGCCGGTCTGTCGTGGATCGACAACGGCCAGGGCGTGGCATTCACCACGTGGTGCTGGCGGTACATGGACCGGGAGGTGCAGCGCACCCTGCGCCGTGACTCACGCTGGACCGCCGAGCTCGACGCCGGCGAGCGCAACGTGCTGCTCAACCGCTGGACCTACCGATCCAGCCTCGACGCCTACCGCCAGGTCGAGGACCGCCAGGTGGTGGTGGACCTGGTCGAGCGAGCCCGGCTATCCGAGGTGCAGCGAAGGGCGGTGCTGATGTACGCCCTGCATGGTGGTAGCGATGGGCCACCACCTCGAGGCCATGCCCCACTCGGGAACCTCGGTGGTGGATCGGCCGTGTTCCGCACGGCGCGCTGGCACCTGCGCGTGCAGGCCAAGCGATGGGCCGATCGTGATGACGAGTGGACCAGGGCCCGTGATAGGGCGCTCTCGGCGCGATGATGGTGCACCCGCTCGGGGCGGGATAGCTATCCCAGGCCGCCGACTTTTGGGGGTGGCCGCTCCGACCGCTGCCTCCCCTCGGTTTTCTCTCTCCACCAGGATCCGCACACCCCAAATCGCTGTTACACCACGGGGAGTGAGCTATGGCGAATCAGCCCCGATTGCCTGGGATGCGCCGTGATCGGCGCCGAACCGGCCGGATCCGCCGAGGCCTCGACGAGACGCTCAAGGCGATGCGCGACCTCGGCCGCCTCGAGCCGGTCGACGCCGCGCTGGTCGCCCTGGCCCGGGTGGCGGCCGACGAGCTCGACGAGGCCTGCCACGACGACGAGGAGTCCCGCTACACGCGGGCGACGTTGATCGCCCGCTACGCCGGCGTGCTGGACACACTGGTGGGTCATGAGCCAGGTGCTGACGCCGGGCCTAGCCTCGACGAGCTGCTCGCCGCGATGGGCGACGAGACGCCGGCCTGAACGCCCCACCCGCGGGCCCGGGGTCGCCAAGATCGCCCGCGCGCTCGGCCGGCCGCTCATCCCGTGGCAGCGCGCCCTCGCCGATGTCGCCGGCGAGATCGACCCGGACACCGGGCGGCTCGCCTACCAGCGCGTCGTCGCCATCGTTCCCCGCCGAGCCGGGAAGAGCCTGCTCCTGCTCGCCGAAGGCCTCGACGCCGGGCGCACCCACCGCCACCGCAAAGCGTTCTACAGCTCGCACCGCCGGGAGACCGCGGCGGCCATGTGGCGCGACGACTGGATCCCGTGGGTCGAAGAGAGTCCCCTCGGCCGGTACCTCACCGTGCGCCGGGCCAACGGGTCCGAGTCGTTCCGATGGCGCGGCGTCGGCTCGACCCTTCGCCTGCTCCCGCCCGACGGCGACGCCATGCGCTCGTTCGCCGCCAACCTGGCCATGGTCGACGAGGCCCGCGAGTTCGACGCCGGCCAGGGCGAGGCCGTCGAGGCCGGCATGTTCCCCACCATGGCCACGGGCGCCGGCGGCCAGGTCTGGATCACCTCGAGCGCCGGCGACGCCGCCAGCGAGTGGCTGATCCGCTGGCGCGACATCGGCCGCGCCGCCGCCCTCGCCGACACCGGCACCGGCACCTGCTACGTCGAATACGGCGCCCCCTGCGACGACGCCGGCGAACTGCTCCCGGGCGTGGACCTCGACGACCGGGCGGTCTGGTACGCCGCCCATCCCGGCCTCGGCCACCACGTCCTGCTCGACGCCCTGGTCGCCGACCACCAGGTGATGCGCCCCGACACGTTCGCCTGCGAGTACCTCGGCGTCTGGCCCGAAACCCGCGTCGACCGTGAGCTCGTCGACGGGTGGGCCGCCACGTGCAACCCCCGGGCCGAGTTGGTCGGGTGGCCGGCGTTCGCGGTGGAGACCACCGTCGAGCGCGACCGCTCCGTGATCGTCGCCGCCGGGCGCACCCCCGCCGGCGTGGTGACCGTGGAGCTCGTCGAGGACCGCCCCCATGGCCCGTGGGTGGCCGAGCGCCTCGCCGAGCTCGTCGACCGCCACCACCCACTTGCCGTCGCCTGGGACGCCGGCGGGCCGGCCGCGGCGGCCCGCCGGGAGCTCGAGGACCTCCCCGCCCCGCCGGCCCCGCTCAACACCCGCGACGTCGCCGCCGCGTGCGGGGCGCTGCATGACCGGATCCTCGCCGGCGGGATCGTGCACCGCGACGACGACCGCCTCACGACCGCGGTGGCCGCGGCCCGCCAGGTCCGGGCCGGCGGTGCGTGGTTGTGGGACCGGCGCGAACCTCAGGCGGGCCCGCTGCTCGCGGCGGCCCTCGCCACGTGGGCGCTCGAGGACCGATCCCGGACCCCGCCCACCGTCACGTGATAACCTCCCGATGGTTCAACATGGATAGCATGTAACAACGGTTAGTGTCACAGGGCGCCCTGTGCGGTGTTACACGGGCCGGTATGGGTGATCGGTCATCCGGCCCGCTCTCCGACCGTCACAGGGCGATGTGACCGGTGGACGGGACTAACGGGTTACTAGACGCTGGTGGGGCAGTGCCGTTCTTCCCTCGTATCCGGAGCCTTCCCGCACCACCGGTACCGCCGGCACCGCCGCCGGGTGCCCCGCCACCCCCGGGGATGGCGGGGCACGGCGCCGTCCCGCTCGACCCGCTCACCGCGTTCATCAACGCCGCGGTCGCGGCCCGGGCCCTGGGCGAGCCGTTCGACCCGTTCGGCATGCCGGTGGTCGTCGCGTGCCGGGGCCTGCTCGCCGATACGGTCGCCCAGCTCCCCCTCGTCACCCTGCGGGGACGGCGGCCGCTGCCGACCCAACCGACCCTGACGCTGCGCCCGAACCGGTTGGAGCCGCGGTGGTTGACGTTCCACCGCCTCGTGAACAACCTCACGCGGTGGGGGTACGGGTGGTTGCGGGTCACCGACTGGGACGCCTCTGGGCGGCCGACCGCGGTGCGGGTGCTGGACGCGTCGGAGGCGACCGTCGAGTTCGACCCGGTCACCGGCGACATCGACACCGTGTGGAACCAGGGCGACGAGCTCGTCCCCGGCCTCGAGGTGATCTGGATCCCGTTCACCGTCGAACGCCGCGCCAGTCTCGGCGAGGGTCCCCTCGCCCAGTGCGACCGCGCCCTCGCCTACCTGGCGCAGCTCTGGACGATGGCCGGCTCGTTCTGGGAGGCCGGCTACCCCTCGCTGATCGTGTCGGTGAAACACCGGTTGGCGCCGGGTCAGGCCAGGGCGATCAAGGACCAGTTGATCGCGTCGATGGGCGGCCGCCACGAGCCGGGCGTGGTCGACCAGGACGGCACCGTCGCCCCCGTCGGCGCCTCCCCGCTCGAGGCGCAGCTTGTCGAGAGCTTCGCGGTGGCGAACGCCGAGGTGGCCCGGGCGATGCGTATGCCGCCCTCGCTGGTGAACGTGGCCGCCGGCGACTCCCTCACGTACGCGACGGTGGCCGAGGAGTTCCGCCGCTGGTTGGCCACCGGGCTGTCCTCGTATCTGTTCCGGATCGAGGGCGCGTTCGATGACCTCACCCCCGCCGGGCAGCGCACCCGGTTCGACACGACCGAGTTGTTGCGCTCGGACTGGACCGCCCGCGTCAACGCCTACACCAGCGTGCTCGCCGGCCAGGCCTGGATGAGCGTCGACGAGGTCCGCGACCTCGAGGGCCTGGACCCGATGGACGTTCCCGATCCGGCGCCCACGACCCTGACCGACGCCGTCCCCGGCGCCTAAGGAGACCACCATGGAACACTGCAGTAGCTCAGTAGGTACTGACCTACTGACCCACGCCCGGGCGATCGTCGAGGCCGAGACGCCGACGCTTGAGACCCACCTCCGCCGGTCCTCGACGCCGGCCACCCTCGATCCGGCCGGGTCCCTGTACGGGCGGCTGGTGCCGTGGGACGAGGTGGCCGAGGTGTCCGACAACGGCCGCCGCCGCTACCGCGAGAGCTTCGCCCCGGGTGGTCTCACCGCTAACGGGGTGGTGCCGGTCTACCGGGGCCACATCGTCGACGACGCCGGCCGCCTGGTGCGCGGCCCGCTGATCGGGCGGGTCGATGACCTCGAGTCCCGCGAGGACGGTCTCTACGGTCGGGTCACGCTCGCCGATGTCGCCGCCGCCCAGGAACTGCGCGCCCTGGCCGAGCTCGTCGGCGCGTCCTTCTCCGTCGAGTTCGACGACCACACCCCGACCCGCGCCAGCGAGGTCCGCCGCACCTCGGCGGTGATGACCGGCCTGGCCGTGCTCACCGCCCCCCACCGCGGCGCCTACGCCGGCGCCGAGGTCCTTTCCGTACGGGCCGCCCCCGATGACCCCGACGAGGACGACCCCGACGAGGGCGAGGGCGACGAGGGCGAGGGTGACGCCGCCGAGGTGCCGGCCGAGGGCGGCCCGCCGATCGCTAGGGCGATGATCGAGCGCGAGGTCCTGCGGGTGATCGGCCGGGCCGCCGGCCGCCCCCAACCGCACCCGTTGGCCCGGTTCGATTCGGCGTTCGAGTTCATGGCCGCCGCCCGGGCCTCGCGCTCGGACGAGCTCGGCCGGATCTTCGCCGACGCCTACCACGACCACGGCCGGGTCCTCGCGAACCAGATCACCACCGACAACCCGGGCGTGATCCCGCCGGGCTGGTTGTCCGAGGTGTTCGGCATCATCGACTTCGGCCGGCCCGTGATCTCCGCGGTGGGCACCCGCCCGCTCCCGCCCGCGGGGATGGAGATCGATTGGCCGTACTTCGACGGCGATCTGAAGACCCTCGTCGGCCAGCAGCTCGCCGAGAAGACCGAAATCACATCGGTGAAAGTTTCGCTCAAGAAAGCGTCGGTCCCGCTGGTCACCTACGCCGGCGGCTCCGACATCTCGTGGCAGCTGATCCGCCGCTCCCAGCCCTCCTACCGGGAGGCCTACCTGCGGATCATGCAACTCGCCTACGCCGCGGTCACCGACGAGGCCGCCACCGACTTCATCGCCGGGATCACCGGCGGCCAGTCCGTCGACTGGGACCCCGCCGCCGCCGACCCCGACGGCACCCTCCTGCGCGGCGCCATCTTCCAAGCGTCCGTGCTGGTGCAGCAGGCGACGGGCCGGCCGGCGTCGTTCGTGCTCGCCGCCCCCGACGTGTTCGTCAAGTTCGGTGGCATGCCGATGATGGTGCCGACCAGCTACGGCACCCAGAACGTGGCCGGCACCGCCACGGCGAGCAGCTTGGACGTGAACGTGTCGGGCCTGTCCGTCGCCCTGGCCCCCGACCTCCCGGCCGGTACCGCCATCGTCTCCAACCAGTTGGCCGTGTCCTGGTTCGAGGACGGCCCGTTCGTCGTGTCCGCCCAGGACGTGGCCAAGCTGGGCGAGGACGTCGCCATCTGGTCCATGTCGGCCATGGCCGCCTTCATCCCCGCCGGCGTCGTCGAGCTCTCCAACACCACCCCGCTCGCCGCCAGCCAGTCGAGGACCGCCAAGAAGTGACCGACGCGGAGCTCGCCGCCGCGGTAGCCAACGCCATGGTCGTGGTGTTGGGGTTCCCGCCGTCGCCGGTGCCGCCGCCGACGCGGGTCACCGACGCGTCGACCGCGGCGGTGGCGGTCGCTCGCCGCTACCTCTACGGCGACGAGGAGACCCCGACACCACTACCCGACCCCGCGACCGGCCCCGACCTCTACGCCGGGCTCATCGCCCTCGGCATGCGCATCTACCACGACCCCTCCGCCCCGGGCGGGATCATCGGCGGCGACGCCTACACCGGCGCCGCCCTCCCCGAAGACCTCGTCGCCCACGTCCACCACTACCTCGACCCCTACCGCACCGCCTGGGGGATCGCATGACCGCTGCGAATCTAATCGCATGCAGTAGGTCAGTAGCTACTGAGGTACTGCAGTGACGGTGGCGGAGTTGCTCGAGGTGATCCGCTCCGGGTTCGAGGCCGCCGCCCTCGCGGTCACCGCCAGCCACGCCGCCCCCGCCGAGGTCACCGGCGCCCCCGCCGTGATCATGCGCCCCGCGGATCCCTGGCTGGTACCGAACCGGCGGATCGGCACGTGCCCCGAGGTGCGGTGGATGGTGCAACTCGTCGGGGGCCGGTTCGATCTTCCCACCTCGCTCGACACGCTCGCCATCGGCTACCTCGGCGCCCAGGGCGCGCTACACGCCGCGGGGGTCGGGAACGTGGGCCCGCTCGGCGAGGTCATGCCGACCTCGATAGCCGATGTCCCCATGGTGGCGGCGAGCTTCCTCGTCACCCTCGCTTACGACCCGGGAGGCCCGTGACCCATGGGCAACTATTTCGATGACGTCCAGATGACCCTCACCGCCCCCACCGGGACCGGTACCGCCGTCGACGTGTCCTGCGACGTCACCTCCGCGACCGTGGTCCCGGACACCCCCGAGGAGATCCGCCGGCGCCTCTGCGGCAGTACGACCCTGGTCGGGACGACCACGTGGAACCTCGAGCTCGAGTACGACCAGAACTGGGCCGCCGGCGCCACCGGCCCCCCGATCGTCCCCCAGGGTCTGTCGGCGTGGCTGGCGGAACACGCCGGCGAGCTCGCCGACTTCTCGATCACCTGGCCCGCCGAGGGCACGACCGCCACCGGCGTCGTGCGGGTCAAGGCCGGCCCGTTCGGGGGCACCGCCGGCGAGGTCGCCGAGGCCTCCGTGACCCTCGGCCTCGACGGCGAACCCACCTTCGCCGACGCCGCCACCACCGCCACGAGCGAGGTCGCGGAGGATGAAGCCGCGTGAGCGCCCCGGAACCGACCGCCTACCAGCCGCCGAACCGGGCGGCGCGGCGGTCCGCGACCCTGCTGTTCCGGTTCGAGCTCACCGTGGGCGACACCAAGGTCCGGGTGTCGACCACGCCGGGCGATGTGCGCCGGGCCCGCCACCTGCTCGCGGCGGAGGGTCTCCCGTCGATCGACGCCATCCTCGCCGCCGAGGCCGGGTCGGAGTCGATGGAGTTCCTGTCGCTCATGGCCTGGTTGGCCATCCGCCACGAGGACGACTGGGCGACCGTCGAGCTCGAGGCGTTCCTCGACCAGCTCACCGAGATCCTCGTGCTGCGCGACGAGGGCGACGACCGCCTGCGCCCTACGCCCGCGGGTCCGCCGAACGCATGATCGTCGAACTCGCCATCGCCACCAACACCGCCCCCGCCGACTGGTGGGACGAACCCGTCGAGGTCCTCGTCACCGCGTCGGCCGTCCTCCACGAACGCGCCCGCGCCGCCAAGCAGGCCCGCCGGTGAGGACCTCGGCGACGTCCTCGGGTGGCCTGCAGGTCGGGATTCAGGTCGATGGCCTGAAGGAGACCCTGCGGGCGTTCAACGCCTACGGCCGCGACGCCAACAAGGAACTGAGGGCCGCCGCCGGAGGCCTGGTCGACCAGCTCGTCCCGGTGATCATGGTCGCCGCCGGCGCCGCCGGCCCCCAGGCGGCCCTCGCCGCCAGCAGTGTGCGCCGCGTGTCGGACCGGGTACCAGCCATCGGCGCCGGCGGCACCCGCCGCGTCAACCCGTCCCGAGGTTCCACAAGATCCTTCGCGACCCGACCGAAGAAACTCTCGAACAAGGTCACCGGTGGGGACGTGTTCTTCGGGGCCGAGTTCGGTGGGGGCCGCAAGCCGACCACCCGCCAGTTCCCGCCGTGGACCGGGACCGCCGGCCGCTGGTTCTTCCCGACCATCCGCCGCGCGACCCCCAAGTTGATGGCCGACTACCGGCGCGTGCTCGACGACCTGGCCGACCGGTTCGACCGCGGCGGAAACGAGTAGACGGTGGCGGGCCGGGACATCAAGGTCCGGTTCGAGGGCGACGCCACCGACCTCGTCAAAGCGTCGAACCAGGCCGAGCGCGCCGTCAATGACGTGGCCGAGGGCAAGGGCGGCAAGGGCGGCCTGTCGGGTCTAGCCGGCGGCCTCGGCGCCCTCGGCGGGCCCGCCACCCTCGCGGCGGGCGCGCTCGTCGGCGTCGGCATGGCCGCGTGGGACATGGCGTCCGCGGCGATGGAGGACCAGAAGTCCGCCGCCCTGCTCGCCCAGAACCTGCGTTCCGCCGCCGGTGCCAGTAACGAGGCCGTCGAGGGCGCCGAGGACTTTATCTCCGCGCTGTCGATGCAGGCCGCCATCGCGGACGACGAGCTGCGCCCCGCGCTCGCCTCCCTGGCCCGCGGTACGGGCGACACCGCGCTCGCCCAGGAACGATTGAAGCTCGCCACCGACATCGCGGCGGGGTCCGGTAAGGACCTGAACACCGTGGCCGAGGCCATGATGAAGGCCGAGCAGGGCAACATCGGCGCCCTCGGCCGCCTCGGCATCGAAACCAAAAACGCCGCGGGCGAGACCATGACGCTCGAGGAAGTCCTCGCCGGCGCCGCCACCCAATTCAAGGGCGCCTCGGACGCGGCGGCCGGTACCGCCGAGGGTGGCCTGGCCCGGGCCGGGATCGCGTTCGGGGAGATGAAAGAACAGATCGGCTCGGCGTTCCTGCCCGCGATCGCCGAGGTCGGGAGGGTCTTCGCCGAGGTCCTCATGCCGGCGTTCCAGCAGCTCGTCGCGTGGGTCCAAGAGAACTGGCCGGCGATCTACGCCGAGTACATCGAACCCGTCATGACCTCGATCAAAGACCTGATCAATGAGGTCGTCGTCCTGGTCATGGAGATCTGGCGCCAATGGGGCGACGAGATCCTCGCCGCGACCAAGCTCTATTTCGGGACCCTGGCCGATTACATCAAGTTCATCCTGAACGTCATCACCGGGATCATCCGGTTCGTGACCGCGCTCCTGAAGGGCGACTGGGAAGGGGCGTGGGAGGCCGTCAAGGGGATCGTGTCGTCCGGGATCGACTACGTGGCCAAGCTGTTCGAGCGCCTGGGCCCGCTCATCATCGACGCCATGAAGGGCCTGGCCAGCCTGATCACCGCCCCGTTCCGCTCGGCGTTCAACACGATCGCCGACCTCTGGAACAAGACCATCGGGTCGCTCGAGTTCACGTTCCCCGACTGGATCCCCGGGTTCGGCGGCAAGACCATCGCGGTACCGGACATCCCCACATGGAACGCCCCGTTCGGTATGGCCGCGATGGCCGGCGTCACCGTCGTCATGCCTCAGGGCTCGGACGGCTACGACGTCGCCCGCGTGCTCTCGTCCTACCAGCGCAACGCCGGCGGCCTCGCCGGCGCCACCCCGGCCCTCGTGTGATGGGACTCTCGTGGCCGACCATCCCGGACCCCGGGCCCGACGTCGCCCGGGGCGCCAACCTCGTGCACGTTCAGGTGCTGCTCCCGCACGCCACCGATGTGTGGGACGGCGCCCTCTGGGATGTCGGCACCTGGGATGCCAACACCCCGAGCTCGTTCCTGGACGTGTCCTGCTATGTCGACGGGATCAGCATCGAACGCGGCCGGAAGGACCCTATCGGGCACATCGAACCGGGCCGGTGTGCGTTCAATCTGGACAATGACGAGGGACTGTTCACCCCGTGGAACACCCTCGACCCGGACGGCCGCGACCTCGGCTACCCCCTGTTCGGGCCCGGGATCCCCGTGCGCGTGGCCACCTACGCCGGCGACCTGTTCGTCGGCCTCGTCACGCAGGTCGCGGAGACCGACGACACCGACTGGCCCGTCGTCGGGGTCGCGGCGGTCGACCCGCTGTCTCTCGCGGCCGAGTCCAATCAGGCCGCCCTGGCCGACGTGGGCGCCGGCGACCTCGCCGGCGCCCGCATGACCAGGATCTTCGACCGGGCCCGCCTCCCCGGGTGGGTCGACCGGAACTGGTCGACCGGCGGCCGGGTCGGCCTGCAGGCCACCAGCCTGGCGGCAGAGGCGTTGACCGAGGCGTGGCTCACCGCCGATAGCGACGGCGGGATCCTGTTCGCCACCCGCTCGGGCGTCATCCGCTACCTCAATTCGCTTGAGCTCGAGGGCCCGGCGTGGACCGAACCGGTGGCCATGATCGCCGACCACCCCGACACGGCATCGATGTGGGATGTCCCGCTCTCCGTGTACTGCCCGGCGTCGTACACGTTCACCGCCACCCGCGATGCCGTCGTCAACCGGGTCTCGATCGCGTGCACCGGCGGCACCGCGTTCATCGCCGAGGACGCCGGATCGATCGGCCGCAACGGGGTCCGTACCACCCAACGCCACGACCTCATCTACCAGACCGCCGCCCAGGCCACCCACGGGCCCTGGTTGGCGGCGAACGCCCTCGACCGCCTGGCGCACGCCGAGGTGATCCTGTCCCCGATCGAGGGGTTCCCCACCGACGACGACGACTGGTGGACGCTGGCGCACACCCTCGACATGCATCACCGCCTCGAGGTCGCGCGCCACCGGTGGGACCAGGAACTGCGCGTCCTGGGCACGGTCGACAACCTCGCCCACCGCATAACCCCCGGCGTCGACACGGGCGACCCCGGCAAGTGGGTCATGACCATCAAACTGTCCCCCGGCTCGCAGCTCGCCGGCTGGTCCCGCTGGGACGCCGCCGTGTGGGACTACTCGCCCTGGGACCTCTGGCAGTAGGAGC